GTTGATGTTGGATTTGCTTGCTGCCTCAATTCACCGAGAGCTTGCGCACGCTCTCTTTGATATTCGCCACCAGATTGACTTGGTGTTTGTACCATTTTCATAAAATTAGCTGCTTCTACGGTTAAGGATGTAAAACTCATACTAACAACATAAGCTTCTGGAGTGATAACACCATTGATTTTTCTTCTCTGTCCAAGTAATGAAACATTAAAATTATCTAAAGAAGCCCACTCAATATATCTTAATCCAGGTATCTCAACATGATAGATAGCCGGAAATGTCATACCTAAAGGACCAAGTCTTGTAGGTCTATTTATTGTAGTCCACTCCTTTATAAACTCAGCATTTTTAGCTGGCGCATCATCATTTAAAGTATTTGACAAAACAAACTGAAACTCTACCCCTTGATCAGTATTTCCATACTGATAGAACTTAGGTGTTTCAATATAACTACCAGGTGCGCCAAATGTCTTAGCTCCACCCATTGTATCTTTCATACTTGTAAGACCTGCTGCAAATTTTTCTTTAGTAAGTAGATCACCTATACCACCGCCTTTTATTGCTTCAAAGCCAGCTGATGCAAGATTACCTATATTTTCAACAAGACCACCGCCAACAGAGAGAAGGCCTTTTCCTAGCTCTACTCCACCCCCTACAATCTTTTCACCAGCACCAGCTAAGTTCTCAATGTTTTCTGCTCCAATCATTTTTGCACCTCTTTGACTTATTGGAGAGAAAGAATCTGCATACTCGTTACTGAATGCCCGGAATGCATCAGTAAAGAATGGGAAGAAAGAAGTGCCTAATTTTTCAGCTCCTTTATATATACCTCTGTAAAATGCAATTCCAGGATCTTCACCCGCGGCTAACATACTATCTAACTGTACAGTGTTTAAGTACCCGTCTATAAATTGTTGTAATTGGTTATTATCAAGTTGATGAGCAACAACTATTGCGCAAGGAGCCTCTTCACGAAGAGGTGAATTTCTTGGAACTGATGTCCAATCATATTCTCTTACTATATCAAAGTCTGCCATAATAATATTTATGTGAGGGTTCCAGGTGTATGCATACTATAAGCTGAATTATAAAACTCTACTCTACTATCTACCATCGATGGCCCATCGGGGCTACCCTGTGCTTTAGGCATACTATCATTACCGCTTGGTACTGGTATAGCACGTGCTCCACCAGAGCCACCACCGGCTAGCTTAGCTGTAAGCTTTACCAAAGCCTGTAGATAGGCGTTAGAAGTTCTAATTTCACTCGTAATAGAGTCGATGTTAGAAACTTTTACTGGCTGAGCGCCAACTCCAACAGAGGTTGGTATGCTACGTGAAATTAATTTATCTAATGCACCTCCGCTTTTAGCTCCTAAAATATCATCCTTACTATCAAACTTTATGAACTTACCGCTCCTAAACATAAAGTCTTCTGCATATGGTATTTTTCCTTGTGATTGTGGAGAGTGCATGTTTGTGGCTCTAGGGTCGTTTATTATTGCATCAAGCTTTACTTTTTCTCTTAATTTTTTCTGCTTAACGGTCTCGCCTAACGCCTTGTAGGCTTCATCTTCTGACATACCCGACTCTATCATTTTCATTATTGCTGCGCCTCGTTTTTCAGCTTCTGCTTTTTCTCTTTCGAAACGATTTGCGTTCCTCCTCATAAACTCTTGTGCTTTTTCATCTCCACGAGCTGCCTTTGCCGCCATAAGAGCATTTACAGCTGGTTGCATTTCTTCTTTATCAAATTTAAGCATTACCTTTTCAAGGCGATCTAACTCTGCTTGCTCTTCATCATTAATACCTCTACCAATTCCAAGAAACCCTCCTGTAGCAGAGTATTCATAGTACTTATCGTTATATTGCTTACTGAGCGCTTGTTGTTTTACTCTTAATTCATCAACAAAAGCACCAAGCGGGTCTCCACCTTTTGCCTTAGCCATCGCGTCAGCCTTTATTTTATCTATCAAGTTAGCATGCTGCGTTGTAGCTTTATTATGTGATTCTTCTGCTTCACCCCAAGCTTTATTAATATCATAAAGGCCCTTTGCCATATACCCAACATCAGCTGCTAGCAACACCCAACCTACCCCAGGTACAAATCTTCCACCTATCTTAGCAGCAGTCTTACCAACAGTTTTAGCTACACCTTTCTTAGTTGCATCTTTAGTTGCTTTCTTGGTTGCTTGCTTTGCTGCATCTTTTGACTTATCGACAGCCTTCTTTGCATCCGGCTTTGGTTGCTTTGCATCCGGCTTTGGCTTTGTCGTCTTTGCATCCGGCTTTGGTTTCTTTGGTTGCTTCTTCTTATCAGCATCTTGTTTCTTTTGCTGTTTCTTCTTATCAGCATCTTGCTTCTTTTGCGCCTTCTTTTTATCGCGATCAGCTTTCTTTTGTGCTTTCTTTTGTTTTTTTGCTTCTTTTCTTCCTTTCCTACCTAACAAACGAGATGCCAACGCACCTCCACCTAACCCTAGTCCCCCGAGAAGAGGACCTAATAAGTCTTTAAGACTATCAAATATACCATCAAATAAACCACCACCAGGATCGTCACCACCACCGGGTCCTCCTTTACCAAACTTACCACTAGCTAATTGCTTAAGAAGCCTGTTCATCTCCTCTTGACCAGCTAAAGCTGCTTTTGCAGCAGGATCTAAAACCTTTGTTTCGCCTTTTTTATCAGGCTTTAACTGCTGCATTACCTTATAAAAGGTCTTTGCAAACAAAGTATATTCAGCTGTTAACCTAGGCCTATCACGTCCTAGATTTGCTGATTTAGGTTTTTCCTGTTTTTGAAGATATTTGTAAGCAATTTCAGTCGATAACCTTACTTGATCTGCATCTACTTCATTAGAATTTTGCTTATCAAAAGTAGATCCTTTAGATTTTACTATATTTTTAGTAACAGAATCATCACCCACAGCAGGAGCTGTGTTCATTTTACCTAGCGTATCTAGGATTGTATTTAAAGCAATTAATATCTTTGGATCATCCACATATATATTTATGCTTCAGCATTGGGGTCGAATATATCGCCTTCAAAGAATGATGCACCAATTGTTACATAAGTATCACCCACAGCTAATATATTAGCTTCATATTTACCGATCTGTCTTAAGAAAGAGACTAGCTGGTTATATACACTTAGCGGAAGCTTCTCGATTATATCAATCCTATCTTGAATTTTAAGATCACTAAAAGCAACTACTTCATGTTTAATGGATATAGTGTGTATGTACTTAATTAACTCAAAAACAAAAACAGTACCAACAGTTTCAGAAACATCATCTGGATCAATTGTCTCTAGTTCTGTAATACAACTAGCAATAATTTCATTCTCTTCTTTTAATGTTGGTATTCTCAACTTTAACTTAAGTGAATCAACAGTAATCTCTTTAGTATTCTCAAACGTTGCTTTTTCATTTTTACAATTTTTGACAACATTATCTAACGATACATACTCATAATTATCAGCTAATGCTCTGTCACCGAGAGATTGCTTACGTAATTGTACGATAATAGGTACTCTATCATACGGGCATAACTTCTTTTCTTTAACATTTTCAAGTATAGCTTCATTTACTTTACGCGTAAACTCTAACGACCCTTGTACACCGCCAGTTGCTGTAGAAATAATATCTTTTTGCTGCTTAAGAGTTAGTGGTATCGTACTTACTTCTTTCCCTAATGAAGGTACATATATATTAAAGTCTGTTTCTAGTTCTGCGAGCTTCTTGAGAAAGTCCTTTGCAGTGATATTATCCATACACGTATTTATTAACCTATAGTTTTTTGCAACTCAGCATTTTGCTCTTGTGACTCTTTCCTATACAGATTTAGATAATCTTCTATTTCGTAAAAGGTACTGTTAAGTAAAAAGTTTATATCTGAAAATCGTTTACTTAATAAAAATAGATACTCTCTATAATTTGCTTCATCTACACAATCAAATAAATTACTGATAAATACAGAAGAGTTATAATCTGTAAAGTCAATACTACCATTTTCAGGAAGAGGTGAATATACAAAATGTTCAGAATTGTTATCAATAAACGAGGTAATTACTGATAAGCAAGAAGGTGGTAAGTTAGATATAACATCCTTATATTCATTATCTGGTAAATTATCTAGGTCAATAATTTGATCATTTAATTTTATTTGCCTAACTACACTAAGCATAGTATCTGAATCAGTACATAATCTAGAAGGGTAGTCAAAAATAAATTCAAAGCTTTCATGCTTTACAGAAGATCGAATATCTGTCATTTGCGCAAATGGTTTAAGCATATATTCTAGGTCTACATTAACGAGTCTCTTACCGCGCTGTACAGATACTGAAGAATCAATACACTCACCTCTAAGTAGCATTAATGCTGCAAATTTTTCAATAGCATTTAACCCTTTGGTTAGTATAAAGCTCTCTAGAAATTTAACCCTACCACTAAGCGAGTTTTTAAACCAGTGAAGTTGATTTATGTGTTTAAACCTAAAAACATTTAACTGTACCTTCTTTTTATTAAAAGGTATCTCAACTTCGTAGACCATACATTTTATATAGGCGCGTAATTCTTAAATGCAAAAGTGACGCTTTTTTCTAAAAATGTCTCATTATCATAATCAATCGTATAACCCTCAACACTAGTTGGAAAGACATCTGTAAAGTTATACCCCTTACGTATTTCACCTTTATGGTTATATTGTCTTAGAATTACATTTGGACAGAGCAATCCTCGATTAAGTAAACCATCAATACCAACCGCTATCATCCACGGTCTAAAGAAATTATGTTCTAAGTCATCATCTGTATCAAAGATATTTACACCTAGTGTTCTAGTTAGGAATCCTTGTCTTTTATTAACACCAAACGCTGGTAAAAATCCACCTAAGTTTACATCACCACCTGCCTCTAAAAACTCTGTAGTCTCGCCTGGTACAGTAACTTCACGCGCTACTAATGTATTACCGTTTGCAACAAACTCCTCTGGTGTATTTTTAACACGCCACCTTTCACCAGCTTTTTCTAGAGCCTGGTCAACCTGACCCCTCACAGAATTTGCATTGGAAAACTCTATCTTCCAGAGCGTAGGGAGAGAGAGATAATATCGTGAGGGTCCTCCTACGCTATAATTGCTAAGAAAATCGTATACTTCACCGGCCATTAATATTATTTAATCGGCTAATCGGATAAAGAAATGGTCTAACTAAAGTCTCTATAGAAGTGATAAGCAAATGTCGTAGAGAAATTTAATACATCACCAGTACCGTCAGCAATTGAATATTCAATGTCACTAATCTCTCTAATTGATGCTCCAACGAGCTCAATGTTTCTAACATCATTTAAGTTTTTATCAATTTGTACTAAGTTAATGACTGACTCTTCTCCTGGCATGCCATATTGTCCGAGAGATGTTTCATTGTTAAACACTGCTCTTGAAGCTGCTTCTAATTTAGTTCTCAACTCACAATTTTCATCATGATAGAATTCAATCGAATAACCAGCAGCGTTAGCGTATGTTGCTCTCCCTGGTACTTGGAATTCTTGCCCGAAATAATTAACATTGACGTTATCAATGTTTCTTCCTGGTAATGATGCTGTCCTAGCATATACTAGGTCATCTTCTCCGTTAAAACTAATTCCACCGATTAAGTCTATTTGCCTTACTCGAAATAGAAAGTCACGAGAAAATTGCTTTGCTGCAGCTCTGGTAAAGAAGTTCTGAATAGTTGTTGCCATAATATTATTTAATAGTTTGATTCATTAACCACCGATTAATTCTTCAAAATTAGCATCTGTTCTAGTTGCGTAGAAGTTAACTAAGATAAACTCTGCCGTTCTTGTCGGTTTGATGTAAATGTCAACCACCAACTCATTAGCATCGATAACTGCTGGTGTGTTGTTTCTTTCATCACACACAATCAAGTAATCGTATAATCCTTCATTGTTCTTAGCCCTCTCAAAGATCGGGGTAAGTGTGTTAACAATTCTGGTTCTAGTAAACTCTGTATTCTGTTCAAATACGAAGAACCTAGAAACTTTCTTAGTTGGTCTCTCTAAGCTTAAGAACAGCCTTCTAACATTAATTCTGTCGAATGCGCTCGATTTCTTTGAAAGTGTCTTTTGTCCAAATACCACTAACCCTTGATTCGGGAAGTTTGCTACTGGGTTGATGTTAGCTTTATAAAGCTCATCTCTCTGCTTCTGATTCGGATTTACCGCAATATCGTTTGCAAATGTTACGAGCCCTCTAGTAAACCCAGCTGGTGCAAACCATGGGAAGGTTGCTGCATCAGTTCTTGCCATTAATGCTCCAGCGAAGCCAGAGAATGGAGCCCAGACTTGACGTCCTGAGTAGCTATCATAAATTAATGCCCAGTTACCATAAGTTGCAGCATAAGATGTATTCTCATTTGCAAACCAATGTCTGATAGGCCAGTAAATATCAGTTTGGAAATTCTTAGTAGGATTATCTAATACCTTACCAGTTGTATCGCCCTGTACAAAGATCTGACGTAATGGATCAGCAATAAATATACAATCACCTCTTCCACCTCCTAAGTATGGTGGTGAAACAAACTGCTCAAATTTATTAAAGATAGTTGAGTAGTGATTTCTAAGACTTAAAGCGGTTCCTCCTATATCACTTGATGTTCTTAAGCCATCAGCTGCTGCCAATGGTGCATATTCATCATAGTATGTCTTTTCACCGCCATCAGCTTGCTTAGCTGCAGCGTGAATTGTTCCTAAACCACCTTCAACAACAACATCGATGTCATAAATGTCGTCATTCTTAATACCGTCAAGCGCTCTTTCAAGCTTATTAGGTATATTTCCTAATTCTTTACCTACTACAGTTCCATCTGCGAAAGCTCCAAGAGGATAAAGACTATCTGCAAAGCCTAATTGATCATGAAGCTGTCTATAAGTGTCAGTGCTAGTTGTAGAGGGTTCCGTATATCCAGAAAGAATTCCTATCCTTTGCTGATTTGCTATTGAAGAATCCACACCACTCGGTGGATTTCCGTGACCTGTTGCTGATAGCTGCTCGGTAAGTACTCTTATTCTTCTAACTACTTGACCATCGGCATTTGTACCTGGCGTACCTACAAGCCTATTAGAGATGTTATCATTAATCTTTATAACAACGTTACGTGAATTATCATCGCGATTTTCTACAAAGAATGGTATATCTAAACCACCTCTTGGGTTAAGTTGTGTTCTATGGTAGTTAATCGAACCAGCAATACCATCTTCTAAGTTGTAGTCTAGCTTGAAAGCTTCATTAGCGTAAATCGATTTACGTAGTTTAAATACACCTACGTTAACAACATCGTCGTAATCTCTACCGTCAATTTCAAATTCTGTAAAGTTTTCTATAACTTCAGATACTGAGTTAGTTGTACCTGTCAGGAAGTTAGCCGAAAGTGCAAATACTTGCACTCCTTTTGGAACTATAGTAAAGCTATTAGTACTAGCAGCTGAAGCCGTAAGAGTTTTAGTATCTAAAATATTATTAAAGTTACTACCTGGATCTGTATTTGTATTGTCAGCAACTCCAATATAATAACCTTCGAATTGATTATTAACTGTTGAAGTAGATTTGTTGTATATAACCATTCCAGCACCACTAGCAGCTCTAATGGTTGAGAAAGTATCTTTTTGACCGCTTTTATTATCTCCTTTAGCAGAAGCTGTCCATGTAAACGCAGTACCTGCTATACCGCTAAGATATTCAGATTCAGTAAGCTCTAGATGAGTTGGTTGCCCTAACACATACACAGCGGAAAGAGCATTAGTTGGAGCGCCGAGACTGCCAGTCCTGTATCTGGTTAATTCAGTTGTAACACCTGATAAAACTCCACCACCTCCAGCAGGTGCATCTGGGGATACTGGGACCGGAGTAGTAACAGCACGTACAGGGTAAACTAGTGCAGAGTATTTAGACCCAAATCCATCACCAGTACCACCACCATATGGTAATCTACTAGCATATACATTAGCTGGTGAATTTAATAATTCGTTAATAGTATAGTAGAAGTATCTTTCTGAAGAGTTAGTAGGAGGTCCAAATATTTGATTTAGTTCTTGTTTAGTTGTAATTTTAAGAACTTCGTCAAGCGGTCCTTGTTGTGCAAAACCTGTAACATATACATTAGTTCCAACATTTAAAGGAGCTGTAAGTGAAAGATCTGATTCTCTAATTTCTACTCCGGGAGAGTTAATCGTACGCTGTGCCATAAAATTATTTATCCAATCTAGGACAAATATATTCAAAAATCCATAACTTCAGTATGTAATTGTGAGTAAACAAAGGTAAATCCAGAGGATATCTCATCAGCGTTTTGATAGTTATAATCAATAGTATCTACAGTAGTTGGAAAGGCTTTGGTATACGTAAATTTTATTCTATTATTATTAAATTCATCCTTACCATAAATGGTTAAATTAGCTTGATAATCTTTAAAATTTTCATCAGGGCTGTTAGAGTTTATTTCACGGGCATTATATCTACCATCATATTGATCATGAAGAAGATTAAGCCATTGATATATTACCCAGTAATTTTTATACTCATTATCAACATTAAACTTAACACTTACAGGAGGGTAAGAATTTTTACTATGCGAAGATACATAAAGAGTGTTACCGGCATATCTATTTTCTACAGCTGGTACAGTAATTTCAGGTACTGCAGTGCCAAATATAGAAAACTGTACTGAATCGCTAATAATAGAAGTATTATCTTGCTTAAACTTAGTATTAAATTCTTTTAATATAGGCGGTATATCAAAAACAAGTAAGAACTTATCAGCTCTTGACTTGTTGAGCACCGATTGCTGCATGGTGTTATAGGCCATATAATATATTTATCTCTTAACTCTCTCACCAGTCCAGTTTGGAGGTGGTTTTTCACCTAATAACTGATAACCGAATGTTTGTAATTCATCCATATCTGATATAACCTCATCACCCATGCCCCAAACAAGGGCATTCATTTCGTGATTATTACCACCTACTATTTCACTATCTAGATATATAGAGGTTGGGTCCTCAAAATATTGTACACCAAAATCCATAGGCTCAATAACAGAAGGCTTACCCATATCATCAACTTCTACTATTTCAAAAAATCTTTCTGTTATTTCTTTCTCTAATATAAAGAGACCATATAACATAGCCATTACTCTATCATCATGAAAGCCACCTCGAGCTTTCCAAGTACCATTTGGATATCGTACAAAGTTTCTTAACTCAGCTACAGTCTCTTCTTCATTAATGTTAACTACTCTTATCTCATTCATGAAGTATCTCATGTTAAGAACACCTTTATATTTGGTATTAGTATGAGCTATCATACCTCTCATTACATTACGACGATGAGCATTAGCATTAC